ACCATTCCGGCTTTGAAAGTTTGGCAGGGGCAGGCACAGGGTTTGCGCTCGACCACCGGGTAAATACTTCGGGCATAACCGTTTCTGCATCGTTGAACCTGAAAGGCGCAGAAGGCACAGCTACCTACGGTGACAACACCTTGTACTGGTCGGATGGGACAGATTACTACGGGATCAAATACGAGTCTGGCAAACCGTTCTGGCGCGTCGGGACGGCATCGTTTGTAGCTATGCCTGACAGCCTGCCGCCCAATGACAAAAGCGTATGGTCTGCCGACGCAGACGGGGGAAATGGGCAATGGAACATGTTGCCGAAAGTTCTCGACCATGACATCGACAACAACTCTACCACAGTAGACTCCACCCTATTCACCTTCGACGTGGTGGCAGGGAGAACCTATTCCGGCACCCTGAAGCTGTGGTGGACACCAGTATCGGGGGAATCCATCCGGATCAACCTCTCCCCGTCAGCGGGAACCATTAGTGGGGATTGGATGGACACAAGGCAAACCGTTGCCGTGTCAGCCGATGCCGCTATGGTGATAAGCGACTACGCCGCCAGCGGGAAGTCGTTCACCAGCATCGAGTACTTCTTCACGGCCACCAATACCGCCACCATCACCATCGGTGCGCGAAAGAACGCGACCGGCACAGGCTTCTCCCACGAGTTCCTGGCTGGCTCTCGGCTCATAGTTGACTCTACCGAAAACTAGCACCCATGAACCCGCTACTAGCCAACGCCCTACCCTACGCCCATCAAAAAGAAGTTCCTGGCCCAGGGAGCAACCCCATCATCTTAGATATGATACAAGACCTGTTCCCCGGCTGGAAAGACGACACCACCCTGGCGTGGTGTAGCTGCTTCATGAACACCGTGGCAGTTAACGTGTGCTACGAGAATACCACCCACCTGAAGCACCCAGGCCTCGCGCGTGGCTGGCTGGAGGTGGGTGAGGAGATCCAGCGCAAAGACATGAAACTGGGCGACGTGGCCATCTTCGACCGAGGCAAGGGGCGCGGCCACGTCGGCTTCTTCATCGCCGACCACGGCACCCACATCACCGTCTTCGGTGGCAACCAAGGCGACGCCATCAAAATGAGCGACTACCGCATGCCCTTCCTGGGCGGCCGCAGGCTGCGCCCGCTGGAGGAAATAGATACCGACTATGCCACCCTCTAACCCCCGCCACCTGACCGGCACCGACTTCATCGTCCTGATCATCATCTGCGTGGCCTATGGCATCGCACTATCCTCCCTCCCATGAAACCCATGTACAACGACCCCCGGGTATTGCTCACCGACCTCATCCTCTGGATCAATGCCATAAGGGATTGGATACCCGACTTCGAGCAGCGCATGATCAACCGCGAGCGCCGCTTCCGCCTTCGCCACACCAACGGCAAAATAACCGACGAACGCCTGGCCATCGAGCTGGAAGCCATCGAGCAACGCAGGGCAGCGAAGGCCTCCAAGTGAGGAACACGTCCTTCATGCGGCCGCGCGAGTGCCTGATCATTGCAACATGATCGACGCCCCGAGACCTGCTCTTTCCATTCCTACCCTTTCGCTTCCGCCCTCCGGCCGAATGCTCGTTGATAGCGAGTACCTGCTGGAGCAGTTGATGCGGGAGGCGCAGGCGATGGAAGCCGCGCACGCCGGGGGCAGCACCCCTACACAGCCCGTTTCCGGCACGCCAGTGATGGCGGCCGGCGGGTACGGTAGCGGCCGCAGAGAGATGGGTTTCGCGCACATCCGCCTTAGTGGCATAATGCGGAGCGACTCGGCCGGTTATGTCGTCGATGCCTTTACCGAGGCCTTCGGCGATCCTTCAATCTCTGGCGTACTGCTGGAAGTAAATACTGGAGGTGGTGAAGTCACCGCCGCCAGCATGATCCGCAGCGCCATCCAAGGCCGAAACAAGCCAGTAGTAACGTTCGCACACCTGGCCGCCTCTGGTGGCATGATGGCGACCATGGACAGCGAGGAGATCGTGGCCGCAGGCCGCACCGCTCGCGTCGGCTCCATCGGTGTAATGATGACGCTCCCGAAGTGGATGCGCAGCGTGTATGGCGAGTATTTCACAGACGTATATGCCGACACCAGCGAGAACAAGAACCAAGCGTTCCGCGAGTGGCTAAAAACAGGCGAAACCGAAGCATTCAGGGAAGACCTGAACGCACTCGATAAAATATTCATGGAGGAAATGGCCGCAGCTCGGCCCCTCAACAAGGAAACAGCCGCCGACACCCTAGCAGGTGGCGTGTGGCTCGCCGAAGAGGCCAAAGCCCGTGGGCTGGTGGACTCTATTGGCACACTCAATTATGCACTTAACCGGCTCGCTTCTTATGCGGCCAATAACCCCCCCACGTAATGAATACATGGCAAAAAATTGGCGTGCTCTTCGGCCTGCCTGCATCCGCGACAGAGAAGGAGATCGACGCAGAAGCCGACACCCGACTCGCCGCCCTCAACACTGAAGCAGAAGCAACCGATGAGGGCGCGGACGCAGGTGCAAAGGAAGTAGTGGCCGAGGCCGCAATCCCACAAGCCGCACCAATTGCTGAAACCCCTCCCCTCTCCGCTGAGGAAGTGGCAGCCATTGTAGCTGCAGCCGTTTCCGCAGCCGTCCAGCCGCTCAATGATCGCCTGGCGATTGTCGAAGGCGCCGACGCAGCAGAAGAAACCGGAGGAGGAACCGAAGCGCCAGAAGTGGCCAGCAATAACCCCATCTACACCCACAACCCCGTAACCGCGCGGGTTGCCGCCAAATTGGCGGGTAATAAGTAACCCCGGCCCGCAAGGGCTTCTTTTTAACAACCAACCAGTAATACACTGATATGGCATCTACAACATACACCCAGGTGGCCGGGTATAAGGCTTTTGTGGAGGAGATTTCTCCCGAAATTTTCACCAAACTATTCTACGGTTTCCGCACCGCTGGCCTCGTAACGCTCCACGAAGGAGTGAAGGGCAAGAAGGTGTGGACCGAGATGCAGCTCCTCGCACTGGCGAAGGCGTACTTCTCGAACTTTGCCCCAGGCCAAACGAACGAGCTCGTACCTGTTACGCTCGAAACGAACGCGAACAAGGTGGAGCACAAGGAGATCCCCCAAGACATGGAGGATACCTACCTGGGTTTCCTGCGTCGCTCCGGCTTCAACCACCAGGAGTGGCCACTCGAACGCTTCACCATCATGAAGCTGCTCGAAAAGCTGAACCAAGAGTTCGAGGTAGCCGTATGGCAGGGCGTCAAGAAAGCCACCGCACTCGCAGAGGGCGACGCCATGAACATCACCTTCGATGGTTATCTGCAGATCGTTGCCGACGCAATTACCGCAACCGATGTTACGCCAGTAGTAACCGGCGCCATCACCGAGGCCAATGTTCTCGACAAACTAAAGCTGATGTATGCGGACCTTAGCCCTGAGCTGAAGCAGAACGGCACCGACATCTGGGTCAGCTACGACGTGTTCGACATGTACGTCGCCGCCATGGATACCAAGTTCGCCGGAAACTCCGCACCATACGTGGAGCTGGGCAGCGCCGACTACCGTGGCCTTCGCTACCGCCAGGGTGGTGGAAACACCACTATCATCCCTGTAGCAGGGATGGGCTCCAGTGGCCGGGTGATCATGCTCCCGCGCGATCAGTTCCACATCGGTTTCGACAGTCTGGCCGATTGGTCGAACTTCAACTTCGAGCAGCAGGTGCGCGAGCTCCTCTACTGGATGGACTTCAAGATCGGCGTTACCATCACTTTGCTGCGCGACGGCATTGCTGTGGTCAACGACCAGGCATAACCCTCATCATTTAACTAACTAGGGCGGCAGGCCACCGCTTGCCGCCCTACTCTAACGCTCCCCATGGCAGTCAAGAAAATACCCTTAGAAGTGGATGCGCTGAAAAGCGAAAACGCGGAGCTCCGCACCCGCATCGACAATGCAGGCCCCGACCCAGTAACCGCCGCGAAGCTGGCCATCCTCGAAAAGGAGGCAGTTCTCAAAGATGAAAGCATCGCGGATCTGCAGCTATCCATCGCCAAGCTCAGCAAGGGCATAGAGAAGGCCACCAAAGGCCCCGTTGACATGCCCAAACCCATCAAGGTGGGCAAGACCATGTACCGCTTCGCCATTCCGGCTGTGCGCTATAAGGGCAAGAAGATCACCGCGCAAGACGTAGCCGACAATAAAGACCTCGCCGCCGAACTCGCAGCCCTGGGCTCGGGGATGCTGGTGGAAGTGTAGGCTACACCCTCCCATACAACTACTTAACCTCTAATATCAACACCTATTATGGCTGATTGTAATACGAATCTCGCAGACATTAAGCTCTGTGTTGACAGCGCGGGCGGCAACGCCAGTGGTGTCGTGAAAACCTTAAAGGTGGCCTTCAAGCCACATGTGACCTCCATCCCTGACCCCGATGCCGGCACGCACCTGGTGAGTGGTGACATCGTAATGTCTACGGACACGCGCACCGCCGCCGAGATCCTCGCCGACGACCCCACAGGGCTGCAGCCCGGTGTCTTCTACGACATCGACCTACGCGAGGAGGGCCTCCAGTACACCGCCGAAGCCGATGGCAACGAGGAAGATGGCAACATGGTCCATACCTTATCTGGCCGTATCCCGAAAATGAGCGCGCTGAAGAACCATATCCTCGACGGGATGCGCGGCGGAAACGAGCACATTCTGGTATTCACAGACCGCAACCGATTCACCCAGCTGATGGGCGACACCTACGAGGGCGTGACCGTCTCCGTAGTGCCCACCACCGACGGCAACGGCTACAACGTAACCTTCACTTGGCGCTCCGCTCGCCTGCTGTATGGATACACTGGCGCAGTCGCACAAGCGTAAGCCATGCCGAAGCCTAAAAAGACAGCAGACGCGGCCGCCACCTCTGAAAAGGTAGCGGCCGCCAGGCCTGCACCGCCTCGATACAAGTACACCGGGCCTAATGTGGCCCGCATGAACTTCCCCGCTCTGCGCTTCGCCTTCCGGCCTGCGCTACTTACCGATAACCAAATAACGGCCATCCTGAATCAGTACCCGGACATGATCCGCTACTTTCAGGACTCCCAAGCCGAGACCTAATAGTGTGTGACTCTTATTATTATTAAGGGATGACTTGGAAAGCCCCCGCTCCGTGATGGTGTGGGGGCTTCTTTTTTTTTGGCATCACGTCCTTCTAGCCCCCACCCCGCCGCCGGACCTTGCCAGTATGGCAACTATGCAGATAAGCATTCAGGAGGTGTACAGCCGCATCAAAACGGGCGAGGATGGGGATTTCACCCTCCGCATCATCAGGAGCAGCGGCAAGCTAAAAGGACACGAAAAAGTGTTCGCCCGGGCGAGATACGGTGCGCCGGAGCAAGTGACACACACACCGAAAGGCAAGCGAGACAAGGCCGCAGGCATCCGCCTGGCTAGTGTGGGCGACCACCTGGAGAACGGCACCATCCCCATCACAGACCTCGAAAAGCGGCAGTACAAAAGCCCGCTGATTTCCCATATCATTGGCTACAACGGCCGCAAAGTAATCCACTAATATGAGTGCAATCCTATCAGAAGGCGAAGGCTACGCTATTTTAGCCGCTGGCGCCTTGGTCGTCGATCGTTCATCTCCATCCGGCAGCAAGGCCCCGGCCGACATGATCGGCAAACTGATGAGCGTTTCCGCCGGCAGCACCCAGGCGAAGGTCATGGGCTGGGGTGCTGACAACCAGCTCCCGAACTACCGCGAGACGCTGGTGGCCGACAATAACATCGTGCCCAGCCTATTGGCCACCCGCAGGAATATCACCCTGGGGCGCGGCCTGATGGCCTACCGCGAGGAGATAAATGCGGAGGGAGAGGAGAAGATGATCAGGGTGAAGATGCCCGCAGAAGCAAAGGCCTTCTTCGAGACTGTAGACATCGACGACTACCTGGCTACCCAATGCCGAAACCTGATGTTCCACGCCGCCTACCCCACCGAGTTTATCCGAGACAAAAGCGGGAAGGTGAAGAAGATGCGCGCCCTACATTGCCGCCACGTGCGGCTGGGCGAGCAAGACAGCCGGGGCAAGGTGAGGGAAATGTACTGGAAGGGGCTATGGGGGAAGAAGCGGGCAGGCTCAGGCGTCGAGACCGCCGACCAGCCAGCCCAACGACTGCCGATGTACCTGGCCGACAAGAAACAGCCAAAGTTTGGGTTGTGGGTGGTCGATGACCTGCTTTGCAACGACGAGTACTACCCCATCCCCTACTGGTGGGGCTCGGAGGAGTGGATCAAGCTGGCCAACCAGATACCACTTTTTCACTTGGCCAACCTGGAACATGGCTTCTCCATGAGGTGGCACATCGAAGTGCCGAAGGACTACTTCCTCAACGCGAAGGCCATCGAGCAGATCAGCGACGCGGACGAGAAGAAGAAGGCCATAGATGCCGCAACCTCGAAGAAGCGCCAATTCCTGACCAAGCTCAACGAGACCCTCCAAGGCCTCGCCAACGCAGGCAAGACGGTGGTGACCGAATACGACGTGGACAAGGCAGTCGGCAAAGACTACCCCGGCATTAAGATCACGCCGATGAGCTACGACATGAAAGACAAGGCCCTCATCGACCTGTTCGACGCCTCCAACGCCGCCAACATGAGCGCCCAGGGCGTACACCCTACCCTGGCGAACATCCAGACGCAGGGTAAGCTCAGCTCCGGCAGCGAGATCCGCAACGCCTTCCTCATGTATGTGGCCATAAACACGCCGCTACCCCGCCGGCTACTGCTAAAAGCCATTAACCTGGTGAAGCGTGAAAACGAATGGCCCGAAGACATCTACTTCGGATTTAAAGACATGCTACTCACCACCCTCGACGAGGACAAAAGCGGCGTAAAAGAAACCAGTGAACCGCCTGAATAATGGAAGAAGAAGACTACCTCATCAGCGTGGATATGCTGGCACGCATAGAGCCATCCCACCCCCTACTTCCCACGTGCCAGGAGGGATACAGCAAGATCAACGTGATCTACCTGCGCAGCGCATTGGCGGGCCGGGTAAACGAGGTGAAGGTGGCGCGGCCGCAGGGGCAAAGTGAGGGAAGAGAAGCATGGCTCGAAGATCAGGAGTACATCG